CTATTTTAAATTAATTTCACTAATAAATTCACGAGCTATCATATAAAATTCCTCGCCCCAATTATCTGAAAGTATTGCAAGTTTTTTCGTTGTGTCACCACATTTACCCTCGTAAAATGTAGACCACCCTTGAAAAATTCTTTGCTCACCGTCTATGGTATCAATAACTTTATCGCCTTTTTTCATCCTCAAACCTCCATCATCAATTTAACATTATGCAGCGCGTCAATCGTGATATCATCCAGTTCATCATGATTAAGGTCGGGGCAATCGAGTAGTGCCATTATTATTGCGCGTTGATATTCTGTCATGATTTTACCTCGATGTCATTTTCTGGGGAGCGGGTTAAATATGATTTAAAAGCCCCTCTCGGCAATGCAAGAGTACCATCTTCATTCAAGCCCCTGAAAACTATGACATGGCTATCTTCTTTTGTGTAAAATGAAGCGGCATACCAAACTATGCTATTATCGTCAAACCCACGGAACGCCATCCCTTGCTCAACATTATCCCAATCAAAAGGCGTAGGGATTATTTCGATAATGTCGAATATGTGGTTTTCATTCTCACCATACACATCACCATTTTTTTTATAATTAATACTTAACCCGCCAAATCTAATCACTGTCAGTTCATGATTTTTTATTAGTTCGTGTTTGAGTAAATACTCCCCACCACATCTAAATTTAACAGTATCGCCTTTTTTCAATGTACTTAAATCAATCATTTTATTCTCCTAAATATAATTTTAAAACCTTAACCGAATTCCGTAAATTACGCGCCGCCGTTTGTTGGTATTCGACTTCGTGTAACTTCTTAACTTGTGACGCTTTCCATTCATGGTGACGTATCACATGCTCCATGTACTTAATCGCTTCTTGTGCTTCGTCCTTGCTAATCATACGATCACCACATCATCATCAACTAGCTCGCCCTCAATAATAATATCGTCATCAAGCTCTAAAACATCGCTATCGGTTTTAATCTGCGCGTTAAGATTATCAAGAACGCTTTCCTGCTTTTCAGATACGGCGGGTTTTTCAATATCGTAATTTTCGGCGTTGTCGTATGTCACAAGTTTTTCAACCAACGTTAAACTTGCAAATAGGTGTTTACATGCGTTTTTAATCGCTGCGGCCTTGGCTTTCTCAATATAGTCTGATTTCCAAATATAGTCCTGTTTTGCTGCACCACGGGCGCGGTCAATACGTGACTTATCAACTGGCACAACCTTTGAAATTAAGCGCCCGTTTTCTGTGTATTTAACGGCGAATAAAACGCCCTGTAAATTTTCGTCCGAATTACCAAATACAGATTTTTTCTTCAATGAGTAATTAGAGCCGTTTTCATCGTGCCAAACCTGTAAATCATCGCCTTGATAAATCGGCTCAATCGTAAAATCTGCATCGGGATAAATTTCCTTGATTTTCGCGAGATATGCGCGGTATCCAATTTGGAGTGTTGCGCGGTTTCCGTATTTAACAATATGAGCGTGCTGTCTGCCATCAATCATAATCTTAAACTGCGCTGCATCAATCATACACTGGACTACGCTATCAGGGCGGCACTGCGTTAAATCCTTGTTTTTATCCCCCGCAGTTTTTTCTATTTCTGCCAGTACGGACGCGCAATAACGGCGTGCATCGTTTTTGCCTTCTGGGTTTTTTGGGTCGTTGTATCCAAGCGCAAGCATTAACTTTCCTTGCGTGGCGGGTGCTCGTAATGTTTCTTGAATTGCTGGTAGGTTTGTCATTTATTTATTCCTCGTTTTATTTAATATAGTAACGATATCGCAATAATATCACATCGTCAAGTTTTATTTTTCCATCTTATTAATTTCCCACTTTGGCAATGATATCGGCTCAATCGCACCGCCGCCCGCGCTTGGCCATTTATCAGCGTCTTGGCACTGTTTGAGCTTATCAAGCAAATTACGGTATAACATTTCACCACGGCGTAAAACATATTCATCTGCTAAATAAAACGCTGTGTCGTGTGGTTCGTCTTTTTCGCAAACAACAAAAATAAACGCTTCTGGCGAATACCCGAAATAACGGCGGCACGCTTCCATACACATAAACGCCTGTAAATCATAACCGTAATTAACAATAGATTTTTGAAAATCATCCAAACCAACGGATTTTGTCGTTTTAACGTCTACGCATATTTTCCCGTCTGCTGTAATGAAATCAGGGCGTGACTTGATCTGTAGTCCCGTTTCTTCGTCCGTCCAGAATACACTTGGCTCAATAATACCCTTCTGCCCCAAAATAATCTGCGCGGCGGGTTCTTCGCGGATTGATTTCGCCATACGTTGCAGGTTGTTAATATCCTTTTGGCGCAACATGATTTTATTTTCGTTTTGCTCTATGAAATTATCCCACCACTCCAATAATAAACGGGTGCTGTCTGTTTTGGGTTCTTTCGCGTTAATCTGCGCCGTGGTCGGGTTTTTAATATCATCTGGAACAATCGCAATAGTTTTCCCAAAATCGGAGGGTTCTAAAATCAGCGTATGAAACGCCGTACCCAAATCAAGCGCGTCTGATTTTTCTTCCTCCGCTTCACCTGACAAATATTTCCACCAGTATTTTTTTGGCGATTTTTGTAATTCCATAAGCTGCGAACGGCTAACGGCTGGTTTTTTGTGGTATTCTGTGTTTGTTAAATCCCTGATTAACTCTGTCATGTTATTTGTCCTTGTTTTTTGGTTGCAATATAATATATATGTGCTATTACTGTATTAACGTTATATCGGTATTATATAGCAATGTCAACAACTGGAGAAAAAAATAATGGACTACAAAGTATTTAATTTTCGTGTGCCAAAATCGGAATACGATCAACTTGTCGAAAAACACAAACAGGAAATTGAGAACGGAAAAATTCCTGAAAATACGTCTATCGCATGGCGGTTGCGCGATTTAATTCGTGACTGGGTTGCCTAGTGATAATTATGATTAGCGGGATAATATTCGCCATCGCCGCCGCTTGGGTGAGTTTGGTAATATATGCGATTAAATATCTGGATGATTTTGGTGATAACGATTTTTAATTGACACAGCAATGATATGCATGTAACGTATTAAAAATACACATACTTTCCCTGAGTAACTGCGTACATTAACCCTGTGATTAATTTCACAGGGTTTTTGCTATCTCATCCGCTTGTTCTTCTGAGCCTGCAAACCCCGATATGCCCCCGTTAAATTTAACCGCGTTCACAAATCGTTGCTGTGATATATTATGTTCCGTTTTTGATACCGCCGCCGCCAATGCTTCGCGCTCGTTTTTCTTAACCTCAACCGCCGTAAATATCGCCACGGTTTTCCCGACCATATCAGTGGTTATTTCCACGGTTTTCCATCCAATTATATCGCTGCTTCCCTTTGTTAAACCGCCATGGAATATACGCGCGTTTTTTACAATCACATCCCCAACGTCACAAAAATAAACATCGGCCTTGGTTATGCGCCTTGATTTACCAGTCCAGCACTGCCCAACATTATTACGAAATACTGTGAAACCATTCGCGCTCAAGTGCTTCATAACTCTCTTCATTACATTTGTTTCCGACATCTATATCCCTTTTTGTTTTGATTGAAATTCCGTTTTCTTCTCGAATTATTTTAACATCATGCACCGTCCAGCCCATGCGTTTTGAGTGGTTTATTGCTATTTCAGGATCACTGCCAGTGTATGATAAAACCACCGTTCCGAGCTTAAAAATCATAATAAACTACCCTGCGCTTGGTTTAATTTTGCGGCTAGTTTTTCGGCTTCGTTTTTAACCCGCTGCCCATGTCTTATTTTCGCCCACCCTGATTTATGACCACGTTCTTTCGCTAAACCTTCCCAATCCTCTAACGTGTCGCACATATATTCTTCGCGGCGGCGGGTTTGCTTAATCTCTATTTTTTCTAAATCGCCATCAACTTCTTCAATCTTACGCTCGCGTATTGGATAAACAAAACCGCATTTAGGGCATTTCGGCGCGGGTTCATGAATATGAAAACAAAACTCACACTGGCGCTGTTTTTCTTCGGCTTCTTCTTCGGCTTCCTTGCGCTGTTTTCGGTTTCTATCCGATAACGTCCATTCCCTATCCCAACACGGCGCACCATGTTTCTTAAAATTATTCGCATGGTCAAATATTAACGCGGGCTGGTCTTTCATGCGTAAAACGCGCCCCCATTTCTGCATTTGCAACGCAAGCGATTGCGTAGGGCGTAAATCACTCATGCACTCAACCGTCACATCACGCCCGACCTGCGATGCCAAATCAAAACCAAAACACATTAAATCAACATTTGTTAATACGTGTAATTTCCTATCCGCATAATCTTGTATCATTTGCCTACGGACATGCGATGGTGTTTCTGCGTCCATATGAGCGGCTGGTATTCCTGCGTCCTTAAATGCTTGGGCTGTGATTTTGCTATGTTTAATCGACTGGCAGAAAACAACATTCAATTTACCGCTCGCGTGTTTTTTATAATGCCCCACCGCGTCACCAATTAAAACGCGGTCTTGCTCCATACGTTCGTCCATTTGTTTTTTCTTGTATTCACCGTTTACCGTGTCTATCCCGCTAAAATCAGGGCTTGAAACACCAAACATTTCGTATTGTGATAAACGTTTATTATCAATCAACCACCGAACAGTTTCGCCTTCCACCATATCAGAATATATATCGCCCAATCCCTTGCCGTTCATCCTCCATGGCGTAGCAGATAACCCGATGATAATCGTTCCACGATCTGCATAATATTCGGCTATGCGTTTCAATTGCGTTGTGGCATAGTGCGTTTCGTCAATAAATAAAATCTTCGGGTTTATAACTTCTGGGCGCTTAATCAACGTTTGCATTGAGCATATATGATTTTGCGATTGAGGGTCAAAAAACTGACCGCTTGCAACATATGAATAATTAACACCGAATTTATACCATGTTTCCGCCATTTGAGATAATAACTCACGGCGCGGCACAACAAACGCGCATGAATTACCGCGCAAGTTTGCTTGCTGTATCATGTATGTACCCATGACAGACTTACCGCACCCAGTAGCGGCCTGAATAAGTAAACTCTTACACCCACCCCCTATAGATGATCTGGCCTTATTCACAAGGCGGTTTTGGTCGTTGAATAAATTAATTACCATTTTACTTCCACCTCATCTGTTTTTTTAATCCACATACGTTCACGGCTTCCATCATCCGTATAAACACGCTTCCACTCAAAACCGCACTGCACCATGATTTTTGATATCTGTGATTTGTTTTTCTTATCACGCTGGTATTTCGGAACGCCTATCGCTAACCATATTTCTTCAATTTCGTTTTTCGTAACCTCGTTTTTACCGTTTACAATATTTTCAATAATCGGCATCCATGGGTGTGACAATGAACGTTCATCTTGCGCGATTTTTGCGAGTTTTTCTTCTTCTGTGTTTAAATATAATTTTTCCCCGTTTTTGAAACAATGCACGGCCTCCGCAAATAATTGCTCTTTATCCTTCGCAAGCGCATCAATATCAATTAACTTTCCAACGCGCACAGGCCAAAATCTACGCGCTCCAGTCGGATCATCAAGATATCCGTCCGTTGGGTTAATCGTACCCGCAAAAACAAACTGGCGCGGGTATGATGTTGGTTCATTCGCGTATTTTCTGATAATTCTATCGTTGCTGGATGTTATTGCCTGTTTTAATTCGTTCACGTCTTTTCTATTCAGCCCCGACATTTCCGCCATTTCAACAATCAAAACACCCTGTAATTTTGGAACGATTTTATCACTACCAAGATCAGAAACGTTTATCCCATCTTCAAAATATGCTTTCCCGTGAATTGTTGATAACTCCTCAAGCATACTTGATTTTCTTGCGCCTTGGTCACCTTCGAAAATCGGCATGTGATGCCATGGCGTTCCTGCCCTAAAAATACGCGCCACAATCGCGGTTAACCATTTACGTCCTACGAATTTTAAATAATCAGGATCATCGTATTCCGCGCCGCAATAATATGTGAGCCACGTATCAAGTCGCGGCGTGCCATCCCATACAAGTTTTCCAAAATACTCCCGAGCGGGGTGTCTGGTTTTCTTGCGAACGGAACTATCAAGGATTTTCTTAATCGTGGTTATAGTCGGTTTCAAACCCTTCTTTTCAAGCTCAATCGTTAATCGCGTGTAATCTTCGTCTGATATTTCACGAACCTGAAAACGCTTAGGGTCTTCCCATGGTGGGCATGAAACAATAGTTTTTAGGTGTGCAAATTCATCATAACAAAACAAATCTTTAAATTCATGATGATATCTTATCATTAAATCTACATTAACCATTGATGATGGAGATAATTCACCATTTTTGGAAAATATCAGTTTATCTTCACCATCGCCATTTACAACATCGTTCCAAGTTGTTGGATCATCCTGCACGTCAAGATTATATAAATCACGGGTCAATTGTGTTTGTTCTGGGTATAATTCCGCATGAATATGATCTGGCACGTAATCAAAACCGTGGCAATCAATCGGGATTTCAGCAAATGAAGGGGGCGGCTGCTTATCATCGTCCGAGAGAAACGATACCGCCCCGCCTTCATCGCCTATCATCGCGCCTGTGTGGGGGGTGCTTGATGATAGAATTTGTTCTTTTACTTTTTCTAAGCCCTCTAAAATATACAAATCATTAAAATCTGTGGGCTTAGTCGATAAATCTTGGAACACAGGATACGCGATTTCCGCATTGCTTTCAACACATGCTTTTGTCGCCTTGTCAATTCCAGTATTATATAAATATCCGTTTCCGCGCCATTCATTCCAAGCATCATCATTACCGTCTGTTTTCTTGTAATCAGGATGATTTTTAGCGTGCTTCATGTGCATGGTAAACGCATCGTTATCGGCTGCGATTATAATCTTTGCGTTTGGAAATTTCTTGCGTATCGCCTTGGTCACGCCTAATAAATTGCCCGCCATATATGCGTAAAAAACAGGTAACCCAGTCGCTTTACGAATTGTAACCGCGGTTGCGTAACCTTCTGTAATAATTATCGTGTCGAGGTCGTCCGATTTAAATAGTAATGATCCATAGCAATCTTTGGTTTTTCCGCTTGTTAAAAAACGTTTATCACCGTCTTTATTGATGAATTGCAAATTCCATAATTGGCCATTTTGGAATAGTGGCAAACACAAAATATCCCGCGTTTGCTTGATGCTCATAGGCTCAATTTGTTTTTTCTTAGCATACGGATGATCTGGGCTTGCAGGTTCGTATTTCGCCCATAACATACGGGATTTTTCCGCAACTCTTAAAAAGTTTTTTTCCCGCTCCGCTTCGTTGGAAATTCTATCGGCTTCAATTCTAGCGCGTAATGCGTCTTGTTCGCCCTTTGACATTTTTCGGCTAGTTTTGGCGTTCCAATGTTTATACTCATCGCCTTTGTAGATAAAGCCGCCACTCGCGAAATCATCCATCACCTGTAAGTGGTATCTTAGTTTTTTCTTGCGTTCCCCATTAGCGGAAATGCTGCGCCATTTATCATCACAGATAAGTTTTTCATTAACGGAAAATCCGTGGCTGTTTAAAAAGTCAGTAAATTGTTCTATGAAATCTGCCATAGTTTCCCCGTCAATGATAAGCGTTTTTATTGTATTGTGGTGATAGTATTTAGGCAAGTGTTATTTAAATTTTATAATATCCGCGTTTTTCGTAATCTCTGCGAATAATGCTACTCCCAAAAAATGGAAATATAAACCATGATAATCCCGCCGTCATAGCCGCGATTATAAAAGACACTACCGCCGCCCCAAAACATCCCTTATATGCAAAATACAGTGATCCGAAAAGCAGGACTAGAAGAAACGGGTGTTCAATTCGGATTTCTTCGCCCGTGTGTATGTTTTTAAATTTCATTAAATTTCTCCCAGTGATGATTTTACAATAAATTCGTCTAGCGATAAATTTCGCTCATTCGCAGCTTGCTTGATTTTCTCAATCTCAATATCTGTGAATTTTATTTCTAAGTATGTGTTATTAGTATTAAACATTTCTAATGTGTCCTTGCATTTGTATGTGTTTTCAATTTCCATTTCGAGCCTGTTTTATGCTTTTGAACTTCCCCCATGCTTCTGATTTTGGTTGTGTTTGCCCTAATCCCTTGCAGTAAAAATCATTTCTCAATATGCATCTGCACATTCTACGCCAACTTGGAACCCAGCATTTATTTTCAAGCTCAATTGGTGCTTCTTGGGGTATTTTTTCGTATCCCCTATCGCGCCAGCAATGAATAAACTTTTTAAACCTTGAAACATAATTATCTCTTGTCGCTTCTGGCATGGTAGAAAGCAATAGATTACAAAAACTTTCCCATGTATGACCATCTGGCTTAGTAATCCTAACATTGCCACTAATATTCCCGCGTTCTCTTGTGTATAGCGCACCAGAATTAACCCCGTTGACACGAGCAACAAGCTTATACCACGTGTCAGGCTCAAGAATATGATACAACCAAAGACCTTTCTTTTGGTCGTCCCCATATGGTTGGCACAGCCTTTGCTCGCTAATTTTTACACCAGCCATGGTCATTTTATCGTATATTTCGTTATGGCATTTATCCTTGAAAACTGTGTGATACGTCCAAATATCTTCTGTTCTCCAATCGTATATAGGATATATGTTAAACAAATCCTTACTGACTTTTGTTGTCCATTTTCTGTTTTTGTGCATTAAGCCATCTTTTCTTGATGTAATTGCTCGATAACGATGTAGGCTTTCATCTGATCTAATACCAATAAACGCTGCACATGGGTTTCCTTGAGAATACCACTCACCGAAAATAACCATTAATTCTTCAAATTCCATTTTAGGAACATAAAAATCATACTGTGATAAATCTGCCGCCTGTTTCGGTTTATTACGAACCCAATCTTGCTTTTTATCTTCATCCCAGCAAACCCATTTTGGTTGATAATTACTAACCGCATTTCTAAGTAGCAATTCGCCACAAAACCAGTGCAAGTCAATGTTGTCTTTGTACTTCTCAACCATTTCATCTATATGCTTTATTGTGTCTGAATATTGAGCCTCAAGATCAATGATTAATAGCCCAACGGTTCGATTTCTTCTTATGGCCTCCTCCATGACTAAGTGCGTCATGACCGTGCTATCTTTACCTCCTGAAAATGAAATATATATACGTTCGAAGTCGTCAAAGGTTTTTGAAACCCTTTCTCTTGATGCCTCTAAAACACTTTTATCTATATAAACTTTTTTAGACATTTTAATTCCCCTTAATAAATTTCTACTTGTCTGCCAACTGAAACAGCCTCATCTAACGTTAGCTCTTCCCTATCATGATCTTTTAGCCATTTGTTAAGGTATTTTAAAGCCACATCATTCGCTCTATCTTGATCATCGTCACTCATGATCTGCCAACCTGAACAAAATTTAGACGGTATTCCTAAGCTATACGCGACAGCGGCCTGACCAAGCCATGCTATCCTATTCATTGCTGTATTTGTTAGATAATGTTCGCATGAATATTTCCATTCCGCTGTTATTTTTTCAAGCGCCTCACTAAACTTTTTTTCATCTGATAAAAATTCAGCAAAAGCAAATTCACACTGTTCTTTTGACATACCGTCTTTCTTTGTGCCAAAAAAACCATAACCAACGCATTCCCATTTTTCGTATGTATGGAATATACGGTTCTCATCATTTGTATTCACCGTCCTGCCTTTATGCTCATCATCTTCAAAATCATCTGTTAATAACTCAAATGTGTCCTCATGAACTGCGTCATTTGCTTCCCAAGCATTAGAAAAACCTCTGTTTTCAAACATGGTTTCCAACCCTGTTATTTGGCACAATCTTAAGACTTCATCTTCATCCATCCCAAGCTCTTTGGCTATTCGCTTGTTTTTCCAATTTCTGTTTTTTAATTCTGTAACAATATCAGACATAGCGGTTACATTGTGTTTACCGCGCGCGCGGTTGTGGCGAATTGTTGATGCCATTCGATCATTACGTGACGCGCATGTTTCATTAATACCTACAATCGGTAAATATCCATGAACTCTAGATTTCACATCATCAAATTCTTTACAGACACGTGTTCTGTGAAACCCATCGACAACTTCAATCATTCCCTTGTCTGAATTAGTCCACGCGACAACAGGCTGTGTGTACCCATCATTTTTAATGGATAACCTAAGTAATTCCATTTCAGGAGGCGCAACGCTGTTGGGGTTATAATCATTTGCAGTTACGTTATCTGTTTTTACCCATCTCACAAAATCAACTGGCTCTGTTTTAAACGGTGATATTTCGTGCAATTTTTCACGTATGTTGTTTAGCTCCGATACAAGCTCATCTGTGTTAAGTTTTTTCAAATCTTCTATAATATTTTCAATTTCCATCATACTTCCCTTCCATGTATTTCATAATTATAAACTGCCCCGATTAATTCCAGAGCAACACGTTTCTTTTCGTTGTAGGTAATATTTTCTGCACGTTGTTTATGCTCTTTAATAAAACCTGATATCCGCTTTCTTTCGTCACGGGTTAGGCGTTTTAAAAATTTATTATATTCATCAATCCCCGCGTTCGTTGCTTCCATTGACATTGACACAATTTCATCATCTTCGTAAATACTCCGCATGGTTTCCTTAAGTCCGTCAACATCGCTTTCAAATTCAGCTATTCCACGTTGCAGTAGAATATCAACCACGTCCTGAATTTTTATACCCGACTTGTCCGAAATCACGGCAATCTGATCGTGTATATATTTACTCACTTTCACTGTTTTCATCTTCTCCCCCATATAGCGCCGTATCTAAAATTATTTCCAAAAAATCCTGAATTGTCATATCTATTTCTTGGGATACGGATTTTAATTTCGCGTGGTGATCTGCGCGGATGTATACTGGTTTTCGTTTCAAAATATCCATTTCGTTTATTATCTTTCCTATGTGTTTCATTAATTATCAAACCAAAATACAGCGCGAACTTTATTTGGGTCGCTATTCAATTCGGACATTTTTGGCAAAGTATTATCAATAAAACATTTTGCCACATCGTAATAACTAATGTCCCATTCAAGTTGAACGCATACATTGTTGCCGTAACGCTTAACTATTTCGTCCTTACTAAACCCCTTGATGTCATTGCACTTTACTTTTGTCATGTTTGTATCACCAAAATAAAAATCTGGGGTTTTATTCTTTTGTTTCTCCATCTGTAAATAAGTGTCAAGATAAACAAATCCACGGCGCTTTGTTTTTTTCGACTTAAAGTCAAAATCTTTAATTTCCTTTAAAGTCAAATGCGAGTGGCTGTGCCCGTCATGTCCCCATTGATCTGCACGCACTTTTACTTCAAAACTCAAATTATCAGGCAAGCCGCGAGGGCTATCTATAGGCTCAAATCCATCACCAGTATCGCACCCAGCAAAACCTGTGCCATTACGAACACCAGCAAGAATTGAAAACAATCCGTAATTTCGCCCATTATAAAACTGGTCACTGTAAACAACGTTTATATAATCGTCTTTATACTCCCATTTATCGGCGCTTAACCACACACCGTTTTCACTTTGTATTTCAACATGAAAATGTATATCGCATCCCATAATTATTTCCTTTCAAATCTCACTATAAAAACTGTGGCCTTGTAATTTTCCCACGTAACTCAGTTTACTAAAATCCCATTTCGGCGGCTCATTCATCACAGCGTGCGAATAATACATCGTTGCGCCGCTTGTTTCGTCTTCAACCAATCCCACTTGTGTGTGTGTTGCAATCTTAACGGCCTGTTTCCATGCACCAGAATTATAATCAGGGCGTGCTCGTTCGATATGCGAAAACTGCCACGGCTGGTAAACAACCTCACAAATCGTATCAGGGTATCGCCTAGATTTAACGCGGTTCAACACAACATGCGCCACTGCAGCCTGCCCCATAATCGGTTCGCCACGTGCTTCGTGATATATCACCGTAGATAAACACTCTGTTTGTTTTGGGCTTAGGTCTACGCCTAAATTTGACGAAATCGCCGCTAGTGCTATTAGGATTGTGTTCATTTTCGTTTCCCTTCGTGTTTAACTATCCTCACTATATCGCCGCAACATCACCGCGTCAATACCTATTTTTATTTTTTATCGTGTTTTGTGTACTTTTTCGTGAAATATATTTTTATGCCCTTTTTGAAACACCCTAAATCTCACCGATTTTACTGGGCGATCTTTACCCCTTTTTGGGTTATTTTAGGCGTTTTTGGGCTAGTTTTGGGTTATCTTTTTGGCTGTTTTCTGCGGCTTTGAACCCTTTAGCCCTCTTTCTTTCTCTTTTTAACTTAAAAGAAGAATATAAAAAAGGTACTTTTTTGAAAATGAATATATAAAGGTTAAACTTTTTTTGGGTTATTTTGGGTTATTGATCTGAACGCCCCGTAGATCAACGATTACACGCATCCCAGTTATTGGGCAATTTTTTGGGCTGTTTACATAATTAAATAATACCGTTTTTGATTGCGCTATGATATTATGAAGGCTATAATTGTGATTAAATTATGGAGATTGATATGAGTGATAAAACACCTGCAAAAATGGGTAGACCAAGAGCGTATACAACACCTCAAGAAATGCATGCCGTTATTCAGGAATATTTTCAGAAGTGGGAAAGTGAAGACAGGCCGCTTACAATGGCTGGTTTGATCTGCTACTTGGATATATGCGAAGACACATTCGGAGAGTACTCAAGCGGTAAATATGACGATTTCGAGTATGAAGATTACTGGACTTTCTCCGATACAATAAAGAAATCACGCAAGTATATCGAAAATTCAAAACTCGAAAACGCCCTGCTTGGAAAGTATAATCCGTCTGTTTCTATATTTGATCTGAAAAACAATCATGGCTATTCAGACAAATCAGAAGTCAAGAATTATGACATGACCCCCACTGTTATTTCAGACGATATTGATGATGAATGAATATTTCACTAAAGGATTGCATAGCGCCGTCATTCTACCCTGTTCATAATTCTATTAAACGGGGCGAATATTCGTCATACTGGCTCAAGGGTGGGCGTGGATCAACTAAGTCTAGTTTCGCAGCCGTTGAAATCGTTCTGGGCATGGTGAAAGACCCTAAGGCAAATGCGCTTGTTTTGCGTAAGGTAGACAACACGATCAGAACGTCCGTTTATGAAACGTTGCTTTGGGCTATCGATATGCTTGGCCTTAATCGGTATTTTGACAGTATCAAGTCCCCTGCTGAAATAACTTACTTACCGACTGGTCAAAAAATAATTATGAAAGGCTTAGATGATGCCCGCAAGCTCAAATCTATTAGGCTTAAACAAGGGTATTTCAAGTTTCTATGGTTTGAGGAGGCGGAAGAATTTAACGGCATGGCGGAAATACGTAACGTGCGCCAGTCAACGCGCCGTGGTGGTGATAAGTTTGTTGAATTTGTAACATACAACCCACCGAATGATCCCGCCGCTTGGGTGAATGCTGACAGTGAAATTGAAATGCCCGATAGGATGGTTCATTTTTCTAATTACTTGGATGTTCCACGTCACTGGCTTGGTGAAACGTTTTTCCAAGACGCGGAAACGCTTCGCAAGGTTGATCCGTTAGCGCACGAGCATGAGTATATGGGCGTTGCAGTTGGTCGCGCTGAACAGATTGTATTCCATGGCAAGTGGAAAGAACTCGAATTTGAAACGCCAAACGTTCATAGCATGTATCAATCAAGATTTTTCTTTGGTGCTGACTGGGGTTTTGCGAATGACCCCACCACATTATCACGCATGTTCATTATGGCAGAGAATGGCGAAAAAAACCTGTATATTGATTATGAGGCTGGTGGCGTTGGTGTTGAAATGGAAGAAATACCAGAGTTATTTGATAGCGTTCCAGAAAGCAGAAAGTGGCGGATATACGGTGATTGCGCTCGTCCTGAAACAATATCATATGTTAAGCGGCAAGGATTTAATATCGAAGGTGCGCCGAAGTGGCAAGGAAGCGTAGAAGACGGTATCGAGTATCTTCGTGGGTTTCATAACATCTATATTCACCCGCGATGCACAAAAACAATCGAAGAATACAAAAAATATTCTTACAAGGTCGATAAAAACACAAAAGAAATTCTCCCGATTATTGTTGATAAATTTAATCACTACATTGATGGCGAGCGATACGCGCTGGCAGATTATATAAAAACCCAAGTTTCAATTCTTGATGTGTTGTGATTTAAAAACTAATATGCTATTATTCATGGAAATCTTACACTGGGCGTAAAATGAGCGATAAAACCATAAAATCGGCAACCAAAGAACTTGTAAACTCATTCACGGGTTTTGTTTCTGGCTTGGCTGGGTTTAACGGGGCGCAGTTATCTAAAACGGATACGCTGCAATATAATTTACGTAATTACCTGATTTCACAAAACAGAATATTACTATCCCAGTTGTACGTTGAGCATGGTATTGTTCAAACCCTGATTGACCAGCCCGTTGATGATGCGTTCTCGACTGGGTTTGAAATCAAAACGGGGCAACTAAGCGCAGAAGAAATTGAGCAGCTTGAAAACACGCTTGAGCGCATGGACGCGGTGAAATCTACGGCGCAATCCGCTAAGTGGGCGCGTTTGTTTGGTGGGGGCGCGTTGCTGGTGCTTACGGATCAAAAACCAGATACCCCGCTTGATGTTGACAAAATTGATGAAGCATCTAACCTTGATTTCCGCGCTGTTGACATGTGGGAACTCACAACCGCAACTGGCGGCGTTCTTGCTGAAAACATGGATACGTTTTTAGATGATGCGGAATATTTCCTGTATTACGGCAAGCGCATACATCATAGCCGAGTAATGACGATCAAGGGAAAAGAAGCGCCATCGTTTCTGCGCCCTCAAATGCGTGGTTGGGGCATGTCTGAAATTGAGCGTTTAGTGCGTTCGATTTCGCAGTATATGAAAAATCAAGATGTTATGTTTGAGTTGATGGATGAGGCGAAAATTGACGTTTACGGTATCAACGGGTTTAATTCTGCGATGCTCACAAGCGGCGGGACAGATCAGATCACAAAACGTATTCAATTAGGAAACCAAGCAAAGAATTTCCTTAACGCGATTGTGATGGATAAAGAGGATACATACGATCAGAAGCACATGAATTTCGCTGGTATTGCCGAGGTCATGAACCAAGTGCGTATGCAGGTCGCGGCTGATTTAAAATTTCCCATGACGAAGCTGTTTGGTATTTCATCAAGCGGGTTTAATTCTGGTGAAGATGATATCGAAAATTATAACACTATGATTAATTCGGAAGTGCGTTCAAAGGTTAAGTTTCTTATGGTGGACGTGGTGTGCATGGTTTGTCAAAAGATGTTCGGTTTCGTTCCTGATGATCTCACAATTGAGTGGCACGCACTGCGTCAAATGACATCCGAAGAAGAAGAAAACGTTAAAAATTCGGAATTTAACCGCACGATGGCATCATATCAATCGGGCGCGATTACCCGTCAAGAGTGGGCGCAAAGCATGAATAAGTCTAATTTGTTGCCGATTGAGGTTGATGAAAATGCGGAAGGTTTAGAACCGATTGATGGTCAATTCACAGTTGGTTCGGAGAGTAAAGTTGATGCGTAATTATCAAATATCTGTAGATGCTGGCACGCTGTATGAAGTCCGTTGGTCTGGTCGTGGTTCTGAGCAGGTACGCCCGAATATATCATGTGTTGGTGGTACGGTGAATGTGTACGGCGCTCAAGTCGCTAATGCATCGCCACCAAGCGGAATGAGTATCATTGACGGCATGAGTGATGTGACGTTATCAGCGTTTGAATATATCCCGAATTTTATGTATATTGAGGTTGCAAGTGGTTCGCCTGATATCATCGTTTCGGGATTAGCCACGGAAGAATATATTGAATTATTCCCCCTGTTTACTGAATTAGGCGGGTTTTTAAATACAGAAGATGGAGAGCAAATATATGCCTAAGATTTCCGAATTACCTGATGGCGGTGTTGCTTCAAACGAAACCGTATTTGCGGGCGTTAACTCTAGCGTGACTGAGCGCGTTACATTGCCAATAAACTCAAAAACACTAACTGAGGGTGGTTTTTTTGATTACAATGATGCAGCTACATCCATCACGCCTATATCTTGTACCTCTGATGAGATTACGAAATTAACAAATGACGGGCTAGGGTCTTTTACCAATAAAACCTATAAGCCCAATACGGTGACTGATATCTGGGACGCGACGGCAAACGCTTTTGATTTTTCTGATCTCGTGCTCGGCGATCAGGTTATCGTTAGGCTTGATGTAACGCCCATTACAACAAGCCCCAACACTGACTTTACGCTTGGTATAACTCTTGGTGTCGGGGCTTCACCGTACACACTAAACTTTGAGAAAGAAAAGCCATACAAGTCGGCAGATACGCATGATAGCCTTATTGTTATGGCTCATTTTTACATGGGGGATACGAACACGCTTGACAACCCCGCCGAAATACACGCGTTATTCGATGATGATGCAAGCATTACGGTAAACGGTTGGTATATTAGAGTTAATTAAGGAGTATTAAAAATGGCATTAAGAGAATGGTATCAAACTGAAATTGAAGTCGATACACTGTATGAGGTTCGCACGTCTGGGCGCGGCGCAGAACAGATAACTCCGAATATTGACACGATTGGCGGCACTGTTAATATTTATATGTCGCAGGTCGAGCCAGTGACAGCGCCAACGGGAATGAGTATCGTTGAAAATGGCGCGGCGTTTGTGGGTAATGCTGATTTTAAATATGTTATGAACTACATGTATGTTGAGCAAGATACGGGAACAACGACATCCGTTGTGTTATCTGGTATTAACGCCGAAGAGGTTGTGTAATGGATTTAGGCCGTAGTTTAGGGCGCAGTTTAGGGCGGACGTTGGGTGAGAAGTATATGTTGCCTGTCGTTGACGGTTTGGCGCTATGGCTTGATGCTGCGGATACGGGCACGATTACGGAAAGCGGCGGCGCGGTTTCTGTGTGGGCGGATAAGTCTGGAGGCGGGAATAACGCAACGCAAGGAAATGGTGCGAACAAACCAACTACAGGCACAAGAACAATAAACGGGCTTAACGCGCTTGATTTTAATGGTTCATCATCAAGTATGGTTCTTGGTTCTGGGTTATTAAGTGTTCCATCGTCTGATAACACGATGTTTATTGTAGCGGCGATGGATGTTGTAACATCTGCGGTTAATGGTTATAGATTATTAACCGCAGTCACAGGTGGTAACTCCACAAGATATGGTATTATCGTTAACAGAGGCGGAACGGATAAAATTGAATTTATTAATTCTAATAGCTCTTTTTCCCCAGTCGCGCAAACGGAAACAATAGATACTAACGCCAACATATTCGGTCAAAGACACGAAGATACTACGCTAACGTGCCTGTATGACGGCCTTTCTGGTACGGGCGCATCTTCTGATGCTTTAGATGTTCTGGCGGCGATCAATATTGGATCATCAAATGATACGATTGGTTTTTTTGATGGGTTAATATCAGAGGTTTTAATTTATGAAAGAGCGTTTTCGGACGCAGAAATTAATCAAGTCGGTAATTATTTACAAAATAAATGGAACGCAAATTGGAGTGATTTATAATGACTGGCACAAGAACATTTGGTGATTACAGTGAAATATTCAATGTTAAAGACTATGGTAGTATTCAGGATGGGATAAACGCGTGCAGCTTGAATGGTGGTGGTATTGTTTTCCTGCCTTCTAATACTTATGAAATTAGTGCGTCATTGGTTATTCCAAGTTTTGTAAAATTGATGGGTTCATCCGCATCAACAACCATTATAAAAATTGCTGATGGTGCTAATTGCTACGCTATTAAGAGTATCAATTTTGATGATTTAACAGGCTCAAATAAATATGCACCAACTGACCCAGAAGTGCCGTATTGGTACGGATTGAAGGATTTATCTATTGATTGCAATGGGGACAACCAGACAGCAGGAGGTGGTATTCAATTTTACGGTAATGCGTACAGTTTTGAGGGTAAGATTATTGTACGTGATGCGTATGAGGATGCTATCTACACAGAAGGTCCAGCAGCAGCGACACTAACTTCATGGTTAGGGCAAGAGGAAGGTTTTTTCGATGCGGTGGTTTTGGCTATAAAACCAAAACGCTATGGATGGTTATATCGTGGTCCACACAATAGTAAAATAAATGAATTTCGTTGTTTGCTTCATGAAGATGGTGATTATGGTTTTAAATCAGAGACAACAGTAAATTATACGGCGGTTCTTGATGGGTTTAATATCATTCATGTATATGGTGAAGCTACCAACACAACTAATCGTAAAGGTATTTCCATTGGTGGAATTACAAAAGGTAATCTTATCCAAGGTGATAGCACAAATGTTATATTTGAAAATGTAGCTGTTGGTAAGGCTAAATCTCAAATTAATTCTGTACGCGTAACGGGTGTCGGTAAAGGCGCAACGAATGCTATTGGATTAAAGGTTGATGAGGCCGAGGTTCTTATTGGTCGCGTTGAAGCAGCAACAAACGCGAGTGCTTCGGCTGCAACATGCATTGAATGGAACGGAGCGTTGGGTGGAATTAGTCAAATATATATGACAGACGACAGCGCAGACTGCAATGGATTAGTTGTCAACGGAGCAAACACCTCATTCGATAATATCAGTATAAATGGATTTAGTGGTAGTGGGCGTGTCGGTGTCGAGATTGCAAGCTCTGCTGTTATGGTGCGTGGTTTCATCGCTAATTGTGATACTGCCCTGAAATATACATCTGGTAGCCGTTTAAATGCTGATTTAGATATTTTCACCGCTTCTGGTCAAAATGCATGGTCAGGGCAGACACCGAATGGGGGGTCTGATAAAGTGCAGGTTACCGCAACGGGTAATATTGTAGCAAACAACCCGTCTAAGGTTCTATCCGCATCTATATCCACAAACACAACAACACTACAAACGTTTTCTATAGCACACAAATCATTATGGACACCATCTACAGCCGACGTGGTGTATTCATTCCGTTCAGCAACATCGGGACTTGATTGGGAAATACCACCAACACTATTGACTATTGACGCTACCAATTTAAATTTTGAATGTAAACTTGCAACGGCAGTGTCGGGCAGTGCTTTCATAACGGCATTTGTGGATGTTTAATGAAACAAATCGAACCACTCTACCTAAAAACAGATTACTTCGATAATATCGAACGGGAAATAAACCGTATATTTTTCGAGGTAATATACGCGCCTATATTAGCGGCGATTAAAATGCCTAAAACGGAAATTCAAAATCAAGGGGGAGTGCTTGCGGATGCTATACGTTCTGGGCGGGTTTATATTAAGGATAACCGTGTTTATGGCAGTTTTAATTCTAAGATTAGCCGTGATCTGCGTAGGATTGGCGCGAGTTTTAACAGTGGCAGTAAAACTTGGTCATTACCTGATAACGTGCCTAGCCAAGTGCAGCAAGCGGCTGCAGTGGCGCGGGCGGATTACGAAATTGTAAAACAGTCTGTTATTACTGCGATTGATAGTATTTCACCAACTCGGATAAATGAGATTTCTATAATCCCTGATGAGTATTATGACACGATCACTAAAATTGATGAAGATTTCCGCAAGACTGCAAAGCGAATTGCTATTGCCCCTGAAATGACGGATGATCAAAAAAACGTGATTGCGGCGGAGTGGTCGCAAAATCTGGATTTATATATTAAGGACTGGACGGCTGAAAATATTATAGCGTTGCGCGAGACGGTGGAAAAAGAAACGTTTGGCAGTGGGCTGCGTGCGGAGAGCCTGATTGCAGATATACGCAAGAATTATGGTGTATCAAAACGCAAGGCGAAATTCTTAGCGCGGCAAGAAACATCGTTGCTTGTTTCGAAATATCGCGAAACTCGTTATACGGGTATGGGGATTAATCGTTACATATGGCGCGGTGCTATGGATAGCCGTGAGCGCCACGATCATAAAATACTTGAAGGTAAGATAATATCATGGGATAATCCTCCCGTTGTGGATTTGAATACAGGCCGCCGCGCTCATGCTGGTGAAGATTTTGGATGCAGGTGCGTGGCTGTGCCGTTGGTGGAGTAATATGGTTAATTGGTTATTACAGATTTTAAATAAACACTCGGATGAAAAGTTATACGGCTCTGTGACTGTATATTTTCAAAACGGTGAAATAACGCATGTGGAAACGAAAAACACTGAAAAACCACCTATTGATTTAAAAGAATAACTATAGTATAATTCGAGTTACAGTATTGGAATAACCGAGCTGCAAATTTCTTTAGGGATTTTTGCGGCTTTTTTTATGGGTAAAAATGGAAAAGAAAAACGCTAAAGTCCCCGCTCAAATTTACTACGCCCGCCATATGCAGCAGGGTGTGGCTAAGTATGATAGCGAAATGATTTTAGTTACCGAAGACGCGATTAAGCAGATGATGCCTTCGTTCAACGGTAAGCCAGTTTATGTGTTCCATGTTGATGAAATTGATCTTGAAAACGCCCATGGGTATGTGACTGAAACGTTTTACAATGAGCTTGATGGCTGGGTTTGGTCAAAGATTATCCTGACTGATGAAGTTGCGCTGGAAGCGGTAAATAAGGGATGGGCTGTATCGAACGCTTATATCCCAACTGAATATTCACGCGGCGGAACGCACCATAATGTTGAATATGACCGCAAGATTTTAAACGGGGATTACACCCATTTGGCGATTGTGCCGAACCCCCGTTATGAGGACGCGTGTATTATGTCTTGTGATGATTACAAGGCGTATTGCATGAGTAAAAAGGCTCAATTGGATGAGCTGCAAAATAGTAAAAACGTGAACCCAAAGAAAGGCAATTTAATGTTTTTTAAAATGAAGAAAGAAGAGGTTTCATCCATTGACGCAGATACAATGGTAGAAATCAAAAACGATGATGGGACTGTTACGGAAGTTTCAGTTTTTGAAATGCGTGATGCGCTTCTAAACGCCAAGAAAAACGAGGCTGAAAAAGAAGAAGAAAAAATGAACATGGACGCTGAAATCGATGTCGGTGACGAAAAAATGACAGTTAAAGAACTGATTAATCGTTACACAAAATCGAAGAAAAACGAAGCATCCGAAGATGATGAAAAATCTAACGAGGAAGACGAAAAAGAGAACTCAGAAGATGAAGATGAGAAAGAAAATGAAGCCGATGAAGATGAGAAGAAAAACTCTCATTTTGAAGAGCTGAAAAACGCTAACAAGGTGAAAGCCGATAAAGCACCATCTTATAAATCACACACTGACCGTCTTGCGGTTGGTAAAGCCAAGTATTAAGGAGAATTATCATGGCGCTAACATCAAATAGTTTCAACATTACCCCCGTTAAAGGTCAGCTAACACTTGATCCTAATTTTAACACTCTATCATGCCAAATTGATTTGAGCGAAACGGCTACTTTGGTAGCTGGTCAAGCTGTATTGATCAAGGACGTTGTAAGCGGTCAAATCCCTGTTGAAGAAATCGCGGCTATCACTAATGCGATTTTCGGCTTTATCCCGTTGAATTTCAAAACCAACGAATATGAAGCTGGTGATCAGGTTAAGGTTGCGCGTACTGGCGCGATTATGTTCATGGAGGCTTCTGCGGCTATTGCACGTGGCGCGTCTGTTGAGGTTGTTATTTCTGGTAACAAGGTTGCAACTCAATCATCTGGGACAACAATCGGTATTGCATTGGATAAGGCCGCCGCTGATGGTGACTTGATCCGCGTAGAAATCAAACTTTAAGGAGATAATTTGATATGAAAACGAAACTAGAACAAGCGATTGAGAATAGCGTTGTCAAATTATTCTCACAATCACCCGAGTTGGGTCAAATCAAAAACGCCCTTGGCGCACAACAAACGATTGACACATATACGGCAATTCGTGCGAAAGTCACAGAGCAAAAGCTCCCTGATTACCGCCCGTCTGACTATATGCCTGTTGTTGTTGGTGAAGGCGCATGGTTTGAAGATAACCTGATTTGGAAATCTTACAACATTGGTGATAACTTTGAAGCTGGTATCTTTGAAACTGGTTCAAACTTGGCACGAGCGCCACGCGCGGAAACACAAGTCGAGGGCGTTCGCGTTCCAAGACGTGGATGGCGTGAAGCGGTTGTTACAAACATCGTTGAAGTCGAGCAAGCGTCACGCACGGGTAACTGGTCGTTGATCGAAGCCAAAGAACGCGCACGTTATAACACTTGGAACTTGGGTATTCAAAAAGCCTCATTCCTTGGAACGACTGACACGGCGTTGTCTGGTTTACTTAATCAAACTGGTGTTGCATCAAACACAACTGTTGTTACGAAGAAGTTTAGCTCAATGAGCGCGACTGAATTTGCGGCTGCACTTGGTGGAATGCTTCCAGCGTATCAAACTCGCACAAACTACACTGCGATGCCTGACACGTTCGTTATGCCAGCGACTGATTACAACGGCCTTGGTTCATTTGTTGATGAAAGCTATGGTAACGGTAAATCACGTCTAGCACGTTTGAAAGAAGCGTTTATCGAAATCACAGGAAATGCAGCGTTTGAAGTTAAGCCACTTCCATATGCTGATAAAGCGAACAGCGGACTATCTGTTGACCGTTATGTGCTTTATCGCCGTAATGATGATACTTCACTGTTGTTCGAAATTCCTGTAGACTTCACAACTGGTGTTGCTGATACATTTAACGGATTTGATTATGAAAGTGTTGCTTTCGGTCAATTCTCAAGTGTTATTTCGCTTCGTCCGCTTGAAATGTTGTATTTCGATTACTAGACTTGAAAGGAAAAACCTATGTCTAAAACACTAAATGTTTTTAATGCTGGTGAACGCGAGTTCTATATTGAGAAAGATGGCGAAACAGTCACTCTTGCGTCAAAAAAGAACCTTGAAATCCCTGTAAAGCAAGCTGAGAAGCTGATGAGCATGTACCCTAAGGAACTAATTCCAGCGGGTTCGGTTATTGATGGTAAATTGGATGCGAAGGCGTACAAGAAACTTGAAGATGAAAATGCGGCGCTCGAAGCTGTAATCGAAGCTGCGAACGAAAAAATCAAGGAATTGGAAGGCGAACTCGAAGCCGCTACAAAACCTGTTGAAAAATAAGGATTAATCCCGATGGACTTGGATACTATCACAGTTGATGATTTTAAAGACCTGTTCTATCGGGATTTCCCCTACTTACCTGAATACGATAACGCGGAACTATATAACGCTGGCACTCGTGTTTATTACACCCCTACAAAATTATTTTATGATTGCACCGTAAACGGGACGACTGGAATTAACCCGACTGTGACTGCGAACTGGTCGCAAGTTGATGATGATGTTTTAAATTATATTATGGACGGCGATATTACACGCGCATTCCGTGAAGCTAAAGTCAATCTTAATCAAGCCCTGTATATCTCTGACGATACTATTGAGCTTGCGTATTTATATTTAACGGCGCATTATTTGGTTAATGACATCCGCGCGGGTATGGCGGGTATATCTGCACAAGGTATGTTTCCTGTCACCTCAAAATCTGTTGGTAGCGTTTCGGAAAGCTACGGCGTGCCAGCATCGTATACGAGCGATCCTGTGTTGTCGTTTTATACGCAATCTGCGTATGGCCTGAAATGGCTTAGTTTGACGTTACCTGCAATGCGTGGGAATATAGTTTCGGTACAGGGGGCGACGCGCCCATGACGGTACAGGTTAAGTATAACATGGACGGCCTGAATGACTTCGTTAAGGGGTTAAGTAAGGATTACGTCACCCGCGTTGGTGTCCTCGGTGGTCACGAAGCACGCGGCGATGGTGACTTGGGTAATGCTGAAATCGGTGTTGTTCATGAATACGGCTCTAAAAGTGGTAAAATTCCACAACGTTCGTTTTTGCGTATGCCGTTGGAAGTGAAATCAAAAGAATTTATCAAAGGCGTTGGTGGCGCAAATGTCGTGAAAGAAGCGATTGCGAATGGTGATTATAAACGTGTTTTTGAGTTGATGGGAGCGAAGGCCGAGCAGATTGTTGATGATGCGTTTGCAACGGGCGGTTTCGGTCAATGGCCTTCGTTGAGCGCGGGAACGGTAGCGGCTAAGGGAAGCGCTGGTATTTTGAAAGACACGCAGCAGTTACGGCGTTCGATTTCTTCGGATGTTAAAAACAAAGGGGATATGTAATGGCGTTACCCCTAAACCAATTATCTGGAATGCCGAATATGTCAACCACTCTGAACGGGTGGATGAAGCCGTTTACGTTGATTATTATCACCCAAACTAATATTGATGGTATTCCCACGGATACGCAGATAACCGCGTCATATAAAGGAACGGTTCAACCGCTATCACCCGAACAAGTAAATCTAAAACCCGAGGGGCAACGATCATGGGAGTGGCTGCAAATACACGTGCAGTTAAATGGTAACCCGCTTGCAAATGATGATCGTATTGTCTACAACGGAAAAAAATTTAAAGTTATGGCGCGTAAAGACTACACATTAAACGGATATATTGAGTATCATGTTGTAGGGGATTATACGGCATGAATAACTTAGCATCTCAAATATTTGTTGATATCTTAAAACACGAAATGGAAATTTCTAACGATAGAATTGCGCTTGATGATTTAAACTGGCGTATTCCTGATACCGAAGATATTATAATTACGGTGGGGCTTGCGGATGCGCAACCGATGTCAAATCAATCATATTTGCGTGAAGATGAAACGGGCGTGTATGAGGTAAACCGCGTTACTATGCGTGAGAATATACAGATTGATATTATGTCGCGCGGTGTGGTCGCGATGCAGCGCAGGTGGGAAGTGTTAGCAGCTGTAAAGTCGATTTACGCACAGCAGCAAATGGAAATAAACAGTTTTAAGATTTTCGCAATTCCCACGGCGTTCGTTAATACTTCGGCGGCGGAGGGTGGTTCGCAATTAGCAAGATATACACTTACAATTCCTTGCCATGTGTGGTATAAAAAAGAGAAGTTACTTTCCGCGACTGGTGGGGATTACTACGATGAATTTGAAACACGTGTGGATGATGAAAAAACAATTGGAGAGCCTGACGGCCTTATAGAATTTACAATAAACGAAGATACGGAGTTATAAACCATGGCGATAATCCCTGTTAATTATTTTATTAATGTGAGCATCACAAACACCCCAAGCGGGTTGACTGAAAAGAACGTTAATTCATTGGCGTTGTTCACAACCGAAACACCAAGCGGGCTTGATACGTTCACAACTCATGTTGGCGCGTCTACGGTTGCGGAATTATACGGGACTGCATCTGTTACCGCTCAAATGGCTAACGCTGTATTTTCACAGTCACCAAACCTTCGTACTGGAACGGGGCGTTTGGTTGTTATCCCGATGATCGCGGCGGTATCTGCTACACAGGGCGATTTCACAACTGCTAATATTTCCGCAAATTTAAATGATATTCTTCTGGTGAGTGATGGAGATATTAACGTTGACGTTGATGGTGTTTCTATCGACTTGCTTGGCCTTGATTTTACAAACGCCACTGATCTTGATGATGTCGCGACTATCCTTGATGGACAACTTGCGAATGTTATTGTAACGGCTGTTAGTAATACGCTTGTGTTCAAATCTAAGAAAGTCGGCGCGGATAGCGATGTTGTTATTTCTGACGCGGGCGGGTCTGGTACTGATTTATCTGGCGCGGGTTATTTTAACGCGGCGGGCGGTACTGCCACAAGCGGCATTGACGCGTCTGGTGAAACGCTATTAGAAGCAATCACGCGCATGTCTGGTGCGGTTGGCTTTGTTCCTGTTATGACTAATCTCGAAATGGAAGATGATGTTATCGAAGCGACTTCGGACGCGGTACAGGCGCAAGATAGAATGTTTGTTCACCATGTTTCTTCAACGGTTGATATTATCGGCGGGATTGGCGAAACAGTGCAACAATCAGGAAATACGCGCACGCGCTTGCTTGGTTACACAACATCACCACAAGCGGCGAATTTATACAAGGCTGCATATGCTGGTCGTGCGTTCTCGGTTAATTTCAGTGGTTCAAATACCGCGCAAACTATGCAGTTTAAACAGCTTGCGACTATTACGCCTGACACTGGTATCAATCAGACGATCCTTGGACAAGCAGATACAAACGGCGTAGATGTTTATATAAGCGTTGATGGTTTGCCATGTGTTGTTTCGTCTGGTGGAAATGATTATTTTGATAATCCATATAATGACCTTGCGCTTAAATTTGCGCTTGAAACGGCTGGTTTTAATTATCTACGTCAAACTAACACGAAAGTACCGCAAACAGAGCAGGGCATGAACGGCCTTAAAGCTGCGTATTCTGGTGTTTGTGTTCGATATGTTCGTAACGGTGTTATTGCAGCGGGTTCATGGACTTCATCCGAGCGCTTCGGTGATCCTGAGGTGTTTGATGAAAATATCGAAACAAATGGTTATTACACATACAGCGAACCGATTACACAACAAAGCGCGGTGGATCGTGAAGCAAGAAAAGCGCCGCTTGTACAAATTGCTATTAAACGTGCAGGGGCAATTCATAGCTCTGATGTTATAGTATTGGTTAATGATTAATAAGGAGTAGTAAATATGAGTGAAATACGTTGGTGCGAGGCTATAAATGATATCAATCGTGGTGAAAGCGTTAGTGTAGACGATAAGTTTAACGCAAGAAAAAATGGGCGTTATATGGCACTTGACACCGCCAATGTTGGTGAACTTATTAGAGTTATTTTATAGGAGTAGTAAAACATGGCAACATTTACAATTACGGGCGATGATACGCTCACATTATGGGATAGGGTTTTTGTTGATTTTTCAGACAATGACGTTTCCACGGTTGTTTATAACGAAGATTTGGTTATGGATAGCGTTGGTAAAAATCAAAACACTATTTTTGCTAAGAACGAAAAAGGAAACGCGGCAACGTTTACCCTGCGTCTAATTCGCGGATCAAGTGATGATCGTTTCATGCAGAGAAAATTATCTGATATGAACGCTGATTTCGCAACGACTGTTTTAGCGTCTGGTGAGTTTGTAAAGCGTTTGGGCGATGGTGACGGCAACGTGTACCGCGATGTTTCGCAGTTGCAAGGCGGAATGATTTCTCGCCGCCCTGACAGCAAGGATAACGTTTCAGGCGATACCGAGCAAGGGACTGCGATTTATGTCATGAGATTTGCAAGCGCAAAACGGAGTATTCAGTAATGGAATTTAAGTCGATAAGCGGTAAAAAAATCGTTATCAATGCGGCTGATTTTCAAGATGTTCTTGAGTTAAAATCGGCAATCGGGCGCGTGATGTCGGGTTCTGATTTTAGTTTTAATGTTGACGCGAGTAAATCGGTTAATGAGCAGGAATTTGACGTTGCTGCGATTGCAAAAATAGCGTTGTTGGTTGATAGCTCTTCTGAAATTCAAGACGTAATGTTTAAGTGTTTGGCGCGTTGCACGCGCGGCGGTGAGAAAATCACATTGCAAACGTTTGAAGATATTGAAGCGCGTGAAGATTATTATGAAATCGTTATCGCATGTCTAAAGGAGAATTTGCGCCCTTTTTTCAAGGCTCTGCTTTCACAGTTAAAACCGTTTATGGGCATTTTAGCGAAGGCAGGGACGAAAACCCCGAAATAGATATAAATGATATGGCTATGTTTTATGCCATACGTTTAGCTAAATCAGGATACTACGGGGGAAATCCACAAGCGATATTGCGTGCCCCTGTTAATATCGTAATGAATATTATTAACTACGAAGCGTTCGAGCGTGATTATGAAGCCGAGTATATCGCAATGACAAAAAGAGGTGACGTATAATGCAGGTCGGTGAATTATTTGTCGCGTTAGGCTTCGATGTTGATGATAAACAGCTAAAAGATTTCAATCAAGAAGTTAAAAACGGCATGACGGGCTTGCTTAAGATGGTGGGCGTGATGTCTGGCGCTGCATTCGCTGTGAATGCGTTCGTTTCTGGCGCGGTTCGCACGTCTGTTGAGCTTAAAAACTTCCGTGAAGAAACTGGGTATGCATCCGATGATGTTGAGCGTTTTTACAATGTAATCGGGCGTTTAAATTCTAATGTATCTTTTGAGCAGACTATCGGTGCGTTTCGTGCGTTATCTGATACGATTTCACAAGCGAAGTTCGGGCAAGGCGCAATAGGCCAAGCGGGAATGCTTGGTTTGAATGATATCGGCAACATGAACCCTATGGATGTCATTAACCGATTGCGTGAGAATTATTCTCGAAACGTGGGGCTATATGGCGCAGATCGAACACGCGATTTAATGTCTGAGCTTGGATTGACCTCCGAATTTATTCAAGCGATTAAGGCCACAAATCAGGAATTTAACACCCTGTTTAATAAGCCGATTTTGGGCGGTGAAAACAGAAAGCGTTTAGAAGATATAGCCGAAGCGCAAAAAGAGTTAGCGTTCCAATGGCAGTTATTGCGCGGTGAGTTATCCGCAGATATTTCAGACGAAATGATCGTTTTCATGGAAAACTTAATTCCTGTTATGAAGGATACGGCGTCAAACATAATTGCCGTTTCTGACGCGCTTTCAAAATTCTTTTCGACATTATCGCCCGAAGCGGTAAACTCCATAAAAGCTATGGCTGTTGCCTTATTTATAGCGCTCAATCCGATGGTTTCATTGTTTATAGCTCTGGCATTAGCTATCAATGATTTTGGCAAGGCATTGAGAGGTCTTGAGGATAGTGTAATACTTAAGGTGTATGATAGATTAGCGTTTCTTGCTAAAGGTCTTTCCCAATATTCTGCAAATATGGCAGGGGTTGGTGGGGATTTTTCAAACCCTGCTAATGGCCTAATCCCAGCTCCTACTGATTTTTCCCGCATGTCTGCGTCTGGGCAACTCACGGTTAATAATGTGTGGAATATTGCATCGAACGGTGATAATTTAACATTATCAGATATGATAGCGCAGAAAGAGAAACGCACACTGGACGCGGCTATATCACAGCAATCAAGAGGGGTTGTCCAATAATGGCTACAAATCTGGATTTATTAAAATCATCCGTTTCGGCTTATGTTGTTCGCCCTTTGAACGCGTTCGGGTTTGGCGGGTTTTTGTTTGATGTTGAGGGTGAAACGTCCGTTGAATTACGCGCGGAAATCACAGATCATTACCTTGAAGATAACACAACCGTTCAAGATCATATTGCGATACGCCCAAAAGCCCTGACACTAAAGGGCTATGTTGGCGAGGTGGTTTATCAAGGAGATGATAGGGGTGGTCAACCGATTGCGCGTATTACTCAAAAACTCACAACATTAACGCCATTTCTGCCAGTGCTATCAAGCGCTGCATCGCAGATTGTTAACACCGTGAAAAATGATAATCTTGATTTATCCGAATTAGAATTGACTGATATAAACAAAATCACTGATTATTACGCGTTTACAAAAAATCTATTACCGCCATCGTCAAAGCAAGAGCAAGCGTACATGTATTTCAAGGCGCTCATGGAAGGTAAATATCTTGTGAGTGTTCAAACGCCGTTTGAGTTTATGAACCGTATGGCGATTGAAACTGTGACCGCAAGACAGGGAGAAGATAGTAAATATATTAGCGATTTTTCAATAACCCTGAAAGAAATAAGAACCACGCAAATGCTGCAAACGGATGTTAAGAACTCAAAATATATAGCGGCGGACGCAAGCCCCGAAGATATATACCAAGGCAGGGCGCAGCCTCAATACGAGGACTTAACAACAATCGGAAATGTTGAGGGGCTAACCGTTAATCCTGATAATGCAAGTGATCCGTTATCACAACACTTGGCTGCGCGTAGGGCGCGTGAAGCTGCGATAGGAAGGAATCCGTACTCGATATGAAATATATAGATAAGATATCAGACGCAACATACCAGCAATTATTTTTGACAGGAAACGCGGGTCAACGTATCACACTAACCTTGAGTTATCTACCAACGCAAGAAGCATGGTTTATGGATGTATCGGATGAAACTGGATTTATCCTAAACGGGGTGCGTGTTGTTAATTCTCCTAATATCTTGCGGAAATACAGAAATAATATAGATTTTGGTATTAATTGCGTCACAGTTTCGGGGCTTGATCCGTATTTTATTGGAGACTTCACCGACCAAAGCGCGTTTTTATATCTCATGGACGCGGACGATATCGAGGAAACCGAGGAGTTTTATTACTCATGAGTAATAAGTTTGGGCGCAGTTATAGGATTGTAATCGATCCGCTTGATGGAGGTGAGCCAATAATTGTGACCATGCCACTTACTGTGCGTTTTAACGTGCAGCGATCTATATTAGATAGTTTTAATACACTTGATATTGATATTTATAACCTTGGAAAATCCGCGCGTGACCGTATATTCCAAGACAGGTTTAATATATCAGGGCGCACAATTCGTTTCGAGGGCGGTTATGACACGCTATCACTTATGTTTGACGGCACGATATCAGAGGCATCAAGCGCACGTGAGGGCGTAGATATTGTAACAAAAATATCTGCTTATTCTGGTAAATTTGACATGAACGAAACTCAAACGTTCACCACGATTGACGGCGGGAATACCGTTGGCGATGTTATCGAGTTTTTAATTGGTCAATTCCCTACGCTCACACGCGGCGCAGTTGGTGATTTTTCTGATGTGCTGCAACGTCCTACTGTTTTGAACGGAAACACATATGATTTAATTCGAAAATACAGCGATAATCAGGTTTTTGTTGATAATAACCGCGTTTACGTTCTTAAGCGTTACGAAACAACGGAAAATCAGGTTTTTGTTATTAATGCTCAAACAGGATTACTCGAAACACCCCGCCGTGATGATGCGTATTTAACAACGTCTACCCTGTTTGAGCCGCGCATAGATATCGGGCAAAGGGTGGAATTGGAAAGCGGAGTTCTTCCAATTTATAATGGTCAATATAAGGTTGTCGGCATAAATCATGAGGGAGTTATATCAGAAGCCGTTGGCGGAAATTGCCGAACTATGCTACAATTATTCGTTGGAAATAACCGTTTTGAGGTGGTAAATGGCTGATAGTTTTAATACCATTGTCCCCCCTGATTTAAACAGGGTTTTAGAAGCTGCAAAACGTGATTTGTCGGTGAAGATCAACTGCGTTCAAATCGGAACAATCCAATCATTTAGCACGTCAACACAGCTTGCAACGGTTAAAATCGCCATGAAGCAAGTAACGAAAATCAATGATGATGATACGCGTGAGGTAAGAGAATACCCGTTATTGCTTGAATGCCCCGTTATATCACTATTCGGCGGCGATGCGTTTATGAGTATGCCGATACAGTCGGGTGATAGCTGTATTATATTTTTTGCTGATAGGCAAATTGACAACTGGCTAAATTCTGGTGACGGGCAAGCCCCTACAGTTTCACGTACTCACGATATTTCAGACGCTATTTGTTTGGTTGGTATCCGCCCGTTGATTAATCCAATCCCTAATTATCTTGCGGATGGGATACGTATATTTTATTCCGAAAATGCAAGTGTTGATTTAACCGATGATGGCATAACCATGAACGGAAATATAACGATGAATGGAAATGTTGATATAAATGGTGTATTATCGACTGACTTTGATGGTAAGCAAATAAACCACAATACTCATACGCATGGCGGCGTTCTTGTTGGTGGTGGAAATACGGATGAGCCTAATGATATTTAGAAACTTAACAAGTGATAACGATTGGACGTTTGGAAGTGGAAAGCAGAATTTCACTAGCAGAAACACAGCTATTGGCCTAAATATTAAAACGCGCATACAGTCTTGGGTTAATGATTGTTTTTTCGATCAATCGGCGGGCATCGACTGGATAAATCGCATTGGTAGCAAAAATCAACGTTTATTGCTCGAGTTGGATTTGCGCCGTATAATTCTACAAAGTGAGGGCGTGACCTCAATAAAAGAATTTGATACAATACTTAACGATAGGGCGTTCGTGGCTGATTATTCTGTTTTAACGATTTACAGCCAAGAATTTACTGATACCCTGAATTTGGAGTTTTAACATATGCCTGATATTTTTGATGCCGACGGCTTACAAATAAAAACATCAACTGAAATCCGCGCGGACTTGGTTGCTGATTTTCAGGATATCTACGGCAACGATATAAACGTTGATCAAAACTCACCTGATGGGCAGATAATCGGTATTGTTACGCAAATGTCGCGGGATATTAGGGAGTATATTGCGAGTATTAATTCAGGGTTTGACCCTGACCAAGCCGTTGGTGTTACGTTAGATCAACGTGTTGCGCTCAATAACATAGAACGTCAAGGCGGTACATATACAGTGCAGCCGATTGATATTGTGGTTGATCGCACTGTGACGTTATCGGGGCTTGATGGTGACTTTGATAATCCTGACGGCGTGGGCTATACAATAGCGGATGATGCGGGAAATGAATGGATTTTAATTGATACGGCTGTTTTGACCGTTGGTTCTTATACACGTAATTTTAGAGCGCGTACGGTTGGCGAGGTATCCGCCACGGTGGGGACTATTGAAAACTTCGTTACAATTGTTTTGGGTGTTGTTTCTGTGACAAACTCAAGTGGTGTTCTTGAAACTGGCCAAAATGAAGAAACTGACAGTGAATTGCGTATTCGTAGGCAACGAAGCGTTGCGATTGCATCTACAGGATACCTGAACGGGATTGAAGCCGCTCTGTTAAATATTGACGGTGTTACTGGTGTTAAGGTATATGAAAACATCACAAACGCAACGGATGCGGATGGAATACCCGCACACAGCATATGGTGTATTGTTGAAGCTGGTGCGAATACTGATATTGCACAGGTTATATTTTCACGTAAAACGGCTGGCTCTGGAATGAAGGGCGCTGTATCTGTAAATATAGACACTGACACTGGGTCGGTGTTTACTGCGAAGTTTGACCGCCCCACAGCCGAAGATTTATATATTCGTTTCGATATTCAAAAAACGTCTACAAGCGCGGTTTTCGATCAGGCTGCAATAAAATCAAGCATGGTTACCGCCCTGAATTATGGTATTGGTGATTTTGCGGAAACGTCTAGTTTGACTGGGGTTGCGCTAACTGCGATTACAAACAATGGCGGCGGCGGTGTTCCTGTTAATATGGAGGTTTCAGACGATGGAATTGCGTGGGTTGATTACCTTGAAACGAGCGCAAAAGATAATCAGTTTGTCGTAGATACAACCCGTATAA